GCCTGCTCCACCGTGATTCCCGGATGAGCATGAAGCAGTCCGGCCCAGAACAGCGCGCGAGCCTCTCGGAAACTATCGCCGATGGCCGTTGCCGGTTTGCCCAGTTCGTCCTCCAGGCGAACCAGCGCGTTCGTTGTGTAGCGGAGGACATATGTTTTGTCCCCCGCCTTCAGCTCTACTTCACCCCGATGTTTGTTTGCACCCATTCTCCCTCACCTCATCAGGCGGATACTGGCCGCCATGGTTCTTGGAGTTGAAACGTCACGGAGACCGTCGAGTTGTCTTCGTCCGGCCACTCGGACGAGATCGACTCGACCTTGGCACGCGCTTCCTCCACGTCCACGCCGTTCTCAGAACGGCGCAAAATCACTTCCTCCTTGTTGTGGAGGGCGTTTCGGATGGCCTGTAGCGCTTGGTCATTGGGCACGTACAATGCTTCTAGCTCGACGGTGGACGACATGCGCCCGTACTCGTGCTTCATGTGGTCGTCGCCCTTGGCCGCCGTTTCGATCAGGTTGCGGCTTTCCTCCGAAGAAAGGCCGGTCTGTTCCGCAACCGGTGTATAAACCGGGTTGCCCATGCCATCATCGTCAGCCGTCTTGACCAAGACAAGCACCTGCGCGCCGTTCATCGCCATGGCTTATTGCACCTCCTGCATTCGGAGTCTTACGGTCACCACAAGACCATAGACGGACTGATCCGTTTCGCCCACCACCGGGCCGCTGGCCTCGGAAAGCCATACCCGGTAGCCGTCTACGGGAAACGAAACACGGTGAAAAAGCTGGCGGACGCGCTCGGCAATCGCCTCCACGTCCGCCATGCTCCCCTTCGCTTCGGTGTAACACGCGATATCTCGCCGGATTTCCCGGCCCCGGCTGGTTTTCGTGTCGTCCGGTTCGTCACTCACGTTCCCAATGGTGACGATCATGGGAAACGGCGCGCCACCGGGTGGTGGAGCGGTGAAAATCGCCGGCTGCCCCCGGTAGGTGGCAAGCATGGCCGTCAGGACCGGGTCGGAGGCCAGGCGCTCATAAATCGCTCGCGTCACAGTACCCACGACGGATCACCCGCGCGCAATCAACTTGAGAATTTTGTCGCGGTTGTTCCAGACGGCCGGTCGGAGGTACGGCCGCGGTGCTTGCGAGACGGTGTACGAGTAGGCGCGCACCTTCACCGTGATTGGTCTTTTCAAACGCCGGCCGAAAACGTGCGTCTGCCGCCGGGTATGGGACGGCACCCTAACCGTACCGACGAACCCCAGCTCCAGCCGCCGCGCGTATTTGTCCGCCGGACCCTTGCGCACGCCGACCATGCCGATAACCTCACCGCCCATCACCGTCACGTCATGGCCAATGTTCGAACGCAGGGTACCGGTGACCGTCTTGGGCGGCTCACCAGGTTTGGACGGGTTTTTTCCCGTCCGGTTTCCTCGGCTCACGAGCTTCTTGGCTTCCGCCTCTGCAAAGAGCACGGCCTTCGTCATACCGCGCCGGACATGCTCTGTGGCCATGCCCATGACCCGGTCAATGTACCAGCGCATGATGACGTTTTTACTGGCCATATTGTACCGCCTCCGCGTCTACTTCGAGGTGGTGACCGGCAGACGGCCGGCGCACGGCCACGACCGTCAGCTCTTCGCCGTCGGCGCGCACAAGGCGGTCGCCCCGCCGGACGTCGGCCTCCAGGCGCAGGTACACCACATGCGTGACCGACGCCTCGGTCACCGCTCCGGTCTGCCTTTCCCGTGCCGATGCCGGCCGCACCCGTGCTCGCTCGGTCCCAACCGTCTGCCAGCCTTCCCGCCAGCCACCCTGTCCGTCGTGCGTTCGGGTGATTCGCTCCACCGTCAAAGTCTCATTGAGCAGGCCGGCGAGCACGTCAGATCACCACCTCGACGTATGGCTCCAACAGTTCACGCACTTGCTGGGGCAGTCCCGCCTCCACGTCGCGGCTGTAGTCGCCGATGCGTTCAGCGGTCACGCCCGGGTCGCGGCGGTGATACCACGCCGCCACCAGATGGATCACAGCCTGCTTTACGTCCCCCGGAACCTCGTCCGAGGTCGCGCCATATCCGGCAATGTAGTTAACCTCCCACCGGCGCACCCCTGGTTCCCACTTCCCCAAACGGCGAATGAGCATCCCCGCCCCGGGGTCGATCACGTACTGTTCCTCCGGCATGGCAATGCCGTTTTCCGTGTCCGTAACGCTGACCACCCGCACCACGGGCCTCCGAAGGAGGTAGAGGGTCGCGGAACCGCCATCGTGCCGCTCGGTCAGGTTCGTGTGCAGAAACACACGCCCCGTGTAGCGCTCGACGGCCCGCGACGCACGTTCAATCAGATTGGCCAGCAGCGCGTCGTCTTCCGGCGGACTTTCGAGCGTTTCCTTCACTTCCGCCAGCGTCACCAGCATCCTCTGTCACCCCCGCCTCCTTGTCTTCCGACGGGGCTTGGTGGGCCTTCGTCTCCGGAGGCCCCTCTTGCGCCTTCTCCTCTCCGTCCGGTTTGCTCTCCTCGGCCAGCAGGGACTCGAGTTCAGCGGGGTCTACGGGTTCTGCCACACCCTCCTCGCACCACCGGACGGCCAGCCAATCCGGAAGATCAACAACGGACCCGGCGGTATAAGCCCGCCGGGCCGCTGCGACACCACGCAGAATCTTGACCTTCATGCTCTCACCTCACCATTAGGAGGACACCCGGAGAACCGCCAGGGCGTCCGGCCGGATCACGCCGCCACCAACGCGGTACCGCACGCGGTAGCCAATCAGGCCCTGCTCAGCGTAGAGCTGGTCCAGGACCTTGATGGTCATGCCCTGCCGGTCGAGGATCCGGTAGCCCGCACGGACATCGCCGAAGATGATCACGTCTCCGGTTTGACCGGCCGTCCCCGGGATGGTCGGCACGTCCGGATGGTTGTAAATCGGGTATCCGGCGAAGGTGTTTGGCATACCGGCTTGCAGCGACTGCTGCCAGAGGTATTGGCCATTGTTGTCCTTGAGCAACCGCAAGGCCAGTTCGGTCTCGGAGTTCATAATCAGCACGCCATTGCGTCGATATTGCGGATCAATGGCGTAGATGAGCTTGAGCACGTCGTCCGTGTGAATGGCGGCCGTCTGACCCGCAGCCACGCGCTGAACACCGGCTGCATTGAGAATCCCTTCCGGCTGCTGATTGGCATGGCCAGTACCAACAACGAACGCCGTGTCCTCGGCCTCGGCAATGGCACGGGCAAAGCTGTCCGCCACGAAGTTAACCAGGTTGACGTCCGTGTCGTCCAGCTCGTCCTCACCGATCTTCGCAAGGCCATATAGGTCTTCGACGTACTGCCACTCTTGCCCCGGCGTCGGCGTGGACTCGGGGATCTGTTTCCCGGTCTCCAGCTTACCCCAGCCGACCTGGAGTTCCGTCAGGCTACGACGACGGACACGGTTGGAGGTCGTGGGCCGCACCGTCGCCAGCGGGCGAATCACCGTGATCCGGGGCAGCGTCCGGTAAATCTCCGCCTCGATCTCTTCCGGCACCAGAATTTCACCAGTGGCATCCTCAACCAACGCTTTTTCGACCACCAAGCCCTTCCGTTCGGGGTTCAGCAGCTGCCGCTCCTCCGGCATCAGCATGCCCAAACCGCCGCGCAAGGCCTTGAAAAACGCCCGGGTCTGCTTCTTCTTCAGCTCCGGCGGAAGCTCACCGCTTTCCTCCGCTTGCGGCTCGTCTTCCGGCGCACGGGCCTTGATATCAGCGTCGCTCATGGGCCGTTTGTACTGCGGCTCATCGAACCATGCCTGTAGGCGCTTCAACTCAGCGATTTGATCCGCCCGCTCCTTCAGGCCGCGCGCCTCTTCCAGGAGCTTTTTCACTTGCGCGGCCTTGTCTGCGGGCATGTCTTTGCCCTCGTACTCCTCGACGATGCGCCGCGCTTCTTCGACAAGTTGACGTGCACGACCAACCATGTCCTTCAGATTCATTGCTCTTGCACCTCCATCAGCTCAAGTTCTGTGCTCAAAATTTCAAGCGCCGCCACGAGTGCCGGCACCGAAGCCGACTTCTCAGAAGCAGCGCTTTGTTCGCTTTCATCGGTGGGGGACTCGTCCGCCACCTCTTGTTCATCAGGCAACGGCGTGATGCGCTCCAGCACCTGCGCTTTTTCGTCGTCGTTTAGGACAGAGAACAGTAGTTCGATGGCGTTGGCAATGCGCTCAAAATCGGCGGAACTGTTGCGCCGCCCGGCCTTGATCTCGGCGACAAGCTGATCCAAGCTGTTCTCGCGCTCCCAGGGCGGCGTCTCACCGAGCTTCTCGTAATAGCGGGCTAGGTGACGGCGAATGGCCGGCAGGTCGTCCTCCGGCACGTCCACGCCGCCCCGCGCCCCCTGTACGGCGGCCGCCGCCGCGAAGATGGCGCGCGGCACCGCCCGGAGCTGGCCGTCGATCACGTCCGCGATGGGTAGCTTGTACGAGCCGAAGTTTTCCGGGTTGTCGGCGTCGTACCACACGAACGCGCGCCGGTAGCGGCTCCAGTCGATCTTGTCCTTCTCCCCGGACCCGTCGCTGGAGGCCCACCGGCGCACCCGCTGCACCGCCGCGTCCGAATCCCACGCCCGGTCGCGGTCGGCCAGCGGGAGGTCTTGGAACGGTACCACCGCCTTCGCCGCGACAATGACGGCGTTTTCGTTGGCCGGGAACGGCACGACGCTGACTTCGTACAGTTTGACTTCGTAGATGTACCGCGTGACCTTTCCGTCCGGGTCGCGGCGAATCTCGTCACGCAGGATTTCAAAGCCGATGGAGAACCGGTTCAGATGCCCCTCGAGGATTTTCTGGCGCACCGCTTGCGCGTCTGGCGTCGAGGCGAACACGGCCTTGATCCACAGGCCGCGCTCCTCCTCGCGGGCCTCGACCACGGTACCGAGGACGTGCTGCGAATCCCAGCGGTGGGAATCGAGGAGTTTAATTTGTCCGGTTGGGACCCGCTCCTGGATCGTCTTTTTAAACGCACCTTTGACGATCACGTCCCCGTCCTCGTCGCGATCCCACGTGGAGGCGTAGCCCTCGACGGTGCCCGCCGACTCGTCATAGCCCTTGACCTGGAACGCGACGGTCTTGAACATCTTGGACACCTTTCTCACCTCCTCAGATCACCGGCACGATGGTGCATCGGCAGTTCGGGTGCAAGGGCGGGTGGCGGATTGGCTCGTAATTGACCCGGTAAGGCCGATCCACACCTTCGGGATGGTACTCGTCGCCCAGCTTGAACAGCTCGCCGCCCGTTGCCCATCGCCTACCCCTCAGGGACGCGCAGTAGGGGCAGGCGTCGCCCGCCGGCAGCCATTCAACCATCTCCACGCCCGCCTGCTGGTAGGCCATGACGGCTCCGGCGTTGGTGGCCCGGATCGTCTCCGTCCGGGCCACCCGCTCCGCCCGCGCCTCCGACCAGTCGTCGAATTCCTCCAGTAACCGGTCGCGCATTTCCACGACGGTCAGGCCATCCCGCTGCCCGGCGAGGATGATCTCGCGGATGCGATCCTGGCTCGCTTGCGTGAGCGCCTCGGCAAAGGGGAACGTGTACTGCTCCACGAAGCGCTGCGCAAATTCGTTGTCCAGCGCGAACGCCACATCCAGCTCAGCGCCCGCGTCCTTGGCCGCGGCACTCAGATGCTCGAGCGCCAGGTCGAACACCGAATCCCGAATCCGCGCCCGCCACGTGATGCCTGCCGTCGAGAGCAGCGTCAAGAATTCGAGCAACTCCTCGTCGCTGAGCGCCTTCTGCCGGTGTTCCTTCGTGGCACGAGAAAAGGCGCGCAGAACGTCGCGCGCCTGTTGCTCGAATTCCCCCTTAGCCCATTCCCGCCAGTGGTGCTCATAGCGGTCCGCCAACTGGTGCCGCGACGCCGCGATATCTTTGCGGCTCTTTAGCAGGCGGGGGCGCGTTTGCTTTTCTCCGGTTTCTGCCTCTCCCTGGCCCGCCAAGTCGTTCGGTTGTTGCTGCTCCTGGTCCCCGCCGGTCGCCGGCTCGTCCAGGGGAATGGCGGTCATGCTCGTGGGTCGCAGCAGCACGCGGCCACCGGGCACGGGATCAAAGCCTGCCTCGGTTCGCGCCTCGTCGATTGTCAGCCACCCAGCCTTGACCGCCTCGGTTATCCGCGACCACCGGTCGTTGACGCTCTCCTGGAACGCCGTGACCTCGCTGACGTCAAAGCGGGCCTCAATGCCGTCCGTATCCCCGAACATGGGCAGCAGCTTATGGTTGATCCGGTCGGCCAAGCGGCGGAGGAGCGGCGAAATCGTCTCCTCCCAGAAGGACCGTCGCGCCTCTTCGTAGTTTGCGTAGGTGGAGCGATCCATGCCGGTCTTGGCGCCCACCAAAATTGGGGGCACGCCAAACACGGCGCAAATGCGCGTCTCGCTGATGGAGCGCAGGTCCGGGAATTCCAGGTCCCGCAGGTTGAGCCCGAGTACCTTGACGTCCATGCCTTTTTGCAGGAAAGCCGGCGAACCGCGTTTATCACCGCCAAAGCGCTCGCGCCACCTGCTGCGCAACCGGTTGACCGTTTCCTCGTCCAGCCTCTGCTCCGTCGTCACCACCACCGGTGGCATGGCGTCGTTTTGGAGCAGCGACTTGACGTAGTCCGTAGCCTCATTGTCCACGGCCACGGCGCGCACCGCCGCGCGTAGGGGCGGCTGCCCGAAATACTCATCCAGCGGGTTCGGAAGTTTGAAGTGCACGACGTCCGTACCCAACGGATACAGCTTCCCGTCCACCGCGTAGGCGTAGGTGTGGTGGATGCGCGGGTCCTGGTCCGGGATGATGCGCACCCGGTCCGGTCTCAGCGGCCACAACTCGCGCGGCCGCCCGTCCCGGGTCCGCACAATCTCCCAGTAGGCGTTGCCCGCGAGGTACAAGTGGACGATCGTCAGTTCCCACAGCTCGTATTCGCTGAGGACCGGATTCGGTCGCTGGATTAACCGGCGCAGCGGGTGGTCGGGCAACTCCTCCCACCCGGAGTCGGTGTCCCGGTAGACGCGCAGCGGCGCCTCGGGCACGCTCGTCGCCAGCTCGGTGATGCAGGCGTACACCAGCTCGTTTTTCCCATACGCTTCCTTGGCCCAGTTCACGAACCCGCTTTCCGGCCAAATAGGCGTCCCGGGCCGCATCACCGTAGCACCGGCTTGTTTTTCGTTTATTTCGTTTGTAGCCGCCTCGGGAAGTCGTCCCCGAAAAAGGACGCGCAATCGGTCTCGTAGCCTCATCTTGATCACCGCCGTCAGAAAATGTCCGGCTCCGGCAACAATTCTGTCGGGTTCCAGAACGCAAGTGCCAGGGCGTCCGCCCGGTCAGGCGACGGATGCCCGCGCCGGCGCATATCCTCCTTCGACTCGAGCATGATGCGTCCTCGCGCATCGACGCGGTACTTCCGCGTGCTCAATTGTCCGAGCAGGTCTTGGTCTTGCGGGATGCTGATTTCCCCGGCACGCATCAGGTCCCGCAAGTGCGCCCACATCAGCGCCGCTGTGTTCGCGTGCCGATCGTCGCCCGGGCCACCGAAATTAACGGGCACAACCTCCAACCACGGCAGCTCAACTTTGGTCAGGTCCATCAAACCATCCGTTACACCGCCACCCACACCCGCGTCGTCCACTTTCACCCGGATGCGATCCGTTCCGGTTTCTTCGCGCAATTCGCGGGCCGCCTGAGCCACCAGCCCGACCACTTCGGTGACCCCGCGTTGACGGTATGCTCGCAGCCACAAGGTCCGCAGGCCGTGGCGGGCCACAATGACCGTCTCGCTGTCGCCATACCGCGCCACGTCCACACCCATCTCCACCGGGCCACCTTCGGGCACGTCTCGGAACACGCAGGATTCGGCCAGATCTACCGGGATGAATGTGTCGGCCTCGCCTCGCGGAAACTCGCCGAGCACCCGCACGCGGAACACGTCGGAATCGCGGCCCCACTTCCGCTCCATTTCCTCCACCCAAGCCGGGTCTACGCGCGGCGAGTCGGCGGACGAGACGTGCATCGTCTTCCAAAACGCCCGGTGCCGGTGAAAGGCATCGAAGAAACCACCGGTGCGCCGCGTCGGGTTCCCAATGGCCAAGACAATGGCCCCGGCGCTGGTCCGGGCACCGTCGATAACCTCCCACGTCGAGGGCTCAATGCCGCTTGCCTCGTCCACGACGTACAGCAGGTGGTCCGCGTGGAAACCGGCCAGGCGCTCCGGTCGGTTCGACGAACGAGCCACGGCAAACCACGTGCGCACATGGCCGACGACACCAATCCGGGTCGCGGTCCAGTCCAGGACGCTTTCAAGGCCCGCGCGCTCGATCCACCGCGCGATTTCTGGCCACAAGATGTCGTGCAACTGGTGCTGCGTCGGGGCTGTAGCCGGCACAATCGCCCGCGGAAAGCACATGAGCCGCCAGATCACCGCCCACGCCGCGAGCGTCGATTTGCCCACACCGTGGCCGGAGCGCACAGCCACGTTATGGCCCTGCGCCAGGTAATTCAGCGCTTCCTCCTGCCACGGGTCGGGTTCGGCGCGGAGGACGTCACGCACGAAGTCGGCCGGGTGCTCCGCATACCAGAGCACCGCGTCCTCAAGTCGAGGGCTTACCCTCACCATGTGCATCCTTCGCCTTGCTCAGGCGCTGTTGCCAAGCCGCGAGCACGGCGTCCACCCATTCATTGCGGTGCTCCTGGATCGTCTCCGGCTCGCCACGGGCCAGGCGCTCCAGCTTGGCGGCCTCAATCAGGAAGCGCAGCACGTCCGCCGCGCTCAGCTCCCTCGGGTCCATACTGTTCAGCCGCTCGATGGCCTTCTTTTGGAGCATCATCGCCTCGCGGGCGTGACGCTCGCGCATCTCCTTGATGGCCTCAAGCTGCGCAGCGCGAGCCTGTCGGTCCTGTTCTTCGTCCCAAGCGGCAGCCCGCTCGACCCAGCGGTAGCGTGAACTCCATCGTTCCAGTGGCCGGAGAGCCCGACTTTTTCCCGACCTCTTGCCACCCAGTTTCTCCGCAACCGCCTTTAGAGAACGCTCATGCGGCGGCAAGTCGCGATAGATGCAGAATGCCTCGTATGCCTTCGCGGATTCACCGGGAAGGCGTTCCCAAATCGGCCCGTCCATACTGCCACCACCCTTCTCCACCTCCTGTGTTCCCACTTTTTTCAATGTTAGATCCGGAATAAAATGTGATCACGAATGTGCTCGGCTATGGCGCGCATCATGTTTGGCGGTACACAATTTCCGATGCGCGCCCATTGTTCTTCGTATGGCCCCACGAGCTTGAAATCGTCCGGGAACGAAGCCAACCGCTTCAATTCATTGACCCCAAGGAACCTGTTTTCATCAGGATGAAGGAGTCCAGAAAAATGATTTGGTCGAATCGTTTTTGGTATGGTGTTGCATGGCTTGTCCCAACGCAAACGGATCAGACTGAAATCCCGTGTTTTATGCCCCAATTTTTTACGAACATACGATCCGTTTTTCCCTGGAGGGATGAGTCTGGCGATGACCGCCGTTTCCCCTTCCGGAACTTTGTATATCCCCGGATCTTTCAACCCGCGCAGCGCTTCACGCACTGTGATCGGTCTCGTTTGCGCATGCGGGTGGCTTGGTGCAATCCCGAGGTCTTCTCGGACACCGATGAAGATTATTCGCTCGCGGCTTTGCGGCACGTTGAAATACATCGCATTCAGCAGCCGCGCCGAAACGCGATAACCGCTCGCCTTCAGTTCACGCATGATCTCGGCGAACAGGAGTTTCATTTTGCCTTTGACCATGCCCGAGACGTTCTCCATCACGAACACTTTCGGCCGCAAGCCACGCAGCAACCGGACATACTCGCGAAAGAGCATGTTTCGCGGATCGTCCAACTGCCGTTTTCCTGCAGTACTGAAACCTTGACATGGCGGCGATCCGTCCAAGATGTCGAGCTCTCCCGGTGCGAGGCCCGTTCTCCGGAGCATTTCCTCGACTGTCAGCTTGGCGATGTCGCCATGGTAAACGTCCGTGTCCGGGAAGTTCAGCCGGTATGTCTCGACGGCGTTGTCGTCCCATTCCACAGCCAAGAGCACCTTTCCGCCGGCCAATCGGTATCCCAGAGATGAACCGCCGCAACCGGCGAACGTGGAAATGACCGTGAACTTAGGGGACGAATTCATGGCCACACTCCGGGCACACGACCTTTTTGACGTCGTTCTCGACTTCTTCGTCGTATTCCGGAAACTCCACGTCCGGCGGCACGGCGGTCAGCATGCGCTCGAGTTCGGCTTCCTCAAATCCGGAGAGTTCCATGTCGATCTCGCCCGTGTCGATGTCTTGGAGTAGGTCTTTCAGGAGTTCGTTGTCCATTTGGGACAGCTCAGCAATCCGGTTGTCGGCTATGAGGTCGGCCCATTCTTCGGCCTCCGTTGCGTAGTCCTGGTAATCCACCGGGACATTGGTTTCCCCGAGGAGTTGCGCGGCCATTAACCTCCCGTGACCGCGCACCACAAAACCAGAACGGCGCGACACCGTAATCGGCGCGCGCCAACCCTGATGCTCGATGATCTTGGCCAACAACCGGATTTGCCGTTCAGGATGCTGGTTGGGGTTGCGCGGGTTTGGAACCAACGCCGCCACGTCCACCAGCTCGTCAAAAGCGCAGTAGACTGGCGTGCCCCTAGCCGTTACCGCTTTCGGTTTGACTTCCATATTCCTCCCTCCGTTTTGGCTAACGCAATCCGGCAAACCACGTGCAAGTCATCAGACCGCGTCCACGTCAAAGAAGAAGCCTACGTTTTCTCGACCGTCCAGCCTTCTCGACGCACACACCGCGCGAAGGGACACATCGCCGTCCCGCTGTCCGTCCGCACCCACACGCAGCCTTGGCACTGCGCCGGCACCTGCGCGAAGACTTCGGCCCGCGCATACCGCGGCGTGCTGATCAGTACCTTCATTTCTCTTCAGTCGTGTGCCCGTCCCAATTGGGCTTGATTTCCGGCAAAGAACCGAGGTCAAAGTCGTCTGGAACATGAAATGTGATCTTCCCATCCATGAGCGAAATCACACGGCTAAAACCTTCATAGCCTTCTTCATCATGCCGATACCAGCCGTTTACGGTATTTGTGGTCGCATTCAGTACAGTAGCCAGGAGAAGAGCAAGCATATTCCGTTCCCAATAGGCAAGGTCTTTCGCTTCCCTGTCCGTCATGGTCGCACCTCGCATAAAACAGAACCGCCCAGCGCATGGCTGAGCGGTTCCGTCATAAGGCCCATGGACCATACGTTCGCCTAAACTCATGTTCCGAGTTCAAAACTCAGCATGTAGAGTTTCGCCAGAGTTTTTCAGAGTTAAGCGCGCCGGCCCCATGACCGTATTCCCCCAGGGGTAAAGTGAAGGTCAGCCACACCGGCGCGCGTGATAGCGTGACGCCGCGGCCTATCTGACCCATCGAAGAGTCGGCACGCGGTCAATATGACCTGCTTTCGTCTTCGACAGCGAAACCGGCCGCGGCCTAGCATGCCTGCATACCGCCAGCCTTCGCCAGCGGTCGACCGGCAACAGCCGATCCCTTTTATGGAGCCGCCTGCAGGACTCGAACCTGCGCCACCCGGGTACAAGCCGGGCGTTCTACCAGCTAAACTAAGGCGGCATGGTGTTGGCCGGCTCGACGCCGACCCTTCGCCGCAGCCAACCGTTCCCCGTGTCGCGCCACAAGCGCCAGTGTGCTGTTCGCTCCCTGGTACCATCATAACAGGCTTTTTATGTCTCGAAGTCCGCAAATAGTCCGCAAAAAGTCCACGAAAAGTCCACGACAGGCCCATTTCCATGTAAAACGTGCCACGTAAGTGCCACAAAAATCCGCCCGACCACTGCCGAGCGGTGTCACTGACTCTTAATACATTGGCTGACAAGCTGAACAGTTTTTTTAACCACCTGCCACGCTGTATCACACAGCGCAATCACTTCGCTCACCATTTCCGGCGGCATTCCTGCGTCAATGGCCTTGTTCACATATTCATCCATCAAAAGGTCTTTCCGAGTGCATTCCATGCTGATCCCTCCTGACAACACAATATCACATCAGATGAGGTTCAGGACGGTGGCAATTTTCCTGATGGCCCGGTCCTTTACCTCGAAGTAGAGGGATCGGCCCATCGCCATTCCCATCTTCGCCATTTCCATCATCACTTGCGTGTCGGACATCTCGGGCTGCCTCATGTATCGCATTTCGATCAGTTTGCGTTCCTCCGCGTTCAGATTCTCAAGGGCCCGCTCGATCAGTTCCACCTTCATCCGTTTGATTTCTGCTCTCCGCTTCGCAGCTTCCCTAAGCTCCGCACGGATCACGCCGTAGCGCTCCGTGCTCGAAGCCCAGCGATCTTTTTCCCGGGCATACTCTTCGGGTGTCATGGGCCGCACCACTTCCTCAAAACCGTACCGCGGCGTGCAGGACGGAAAAAGCTCTTCGAGACCGATCCCCCTCTCCGCAAGAAGACGATCGGTTTCAAGCGCGGCTTTCAACTGCGGGTACTCCCGAAGAAGGCGCACGATTAGCGGGTAATACTTCTTTTTCGGCACGGGCTCCAATTCCAGAAAAGCCAGCTGCTCGACCATTGTTATCACCGCCCCTCGCCGTGGTATAATGCTGGTAAGCCAATCCCAAATAGCCCCGACGAGGGGCGTTTTCTTTTTTAGCCCCTCTTCAACCACGACAAGCGCGGTGCGTAATAGAGCGGGACTTTCTTTCTCGGGACTTCAACGATGGCCCGGTCGAACTTGCTCACGTCATCGGACCACTTTCTCCTCGACTTCGGTAATTTCAGGGCCTCCGGCCAGATTTCCGCGATATGAACACCTGCTGGGACAAGGGCGATGACTGTACCGCGTTTCACTTTCCAGCGCCCCATCGCCTGGCTCTCCCACGTCACCGTGTCGCCGACTTGGATTTTCATTGCGGCTCATCCTCCCTCGTTTAGCCTCGATATGACCGAATGATGATTTCCGCGCGCTCCTCTTTCGCCGTGTCCACTTTCCGCTTTTCAACCGTTGCCCGCCTCACCTGACGGTCATCCACCCACGCGATGCCGTTGAGCGCGTCCAACAGCGTCTTGCAATAGTTGTCCACGTCTCCCTCGCGGCCGCCGTGGATGTAGACAACGCCCTCCACCTCCACAGGGCCCTCTACCGGCCGGATGCGCGCCTGCTTAGCAAACCAGGCCACCTGGTTTTTGTAGGCCAAATACCGCTGCGCCGCCCGGCTCACAAACTTTCCCCTCTGCGTCATCCTCACGGCAGGTACCGGGCGGCCGGGGATGACGAGCCGGTACAGCGCGTCATCCCCAGTCACGAGGTCATCGAGCAGCACATCCTGCCGCATTCCGCTCCTCCTCCCGTAGCCGTAACAACTTCGCTGCAATGTAAATCAGCCCGTCTAGCACCTCTTCGAGCGCCATCTCGCGCCAGTCGTACGGGTCATGGATGCGCACCCCGTGACCGTACTCGCGGCGGCCCTTGTCCAGCCGCTTCTGGAGCTCGCTCATGATCCGCTGCTGCTCCTCCTCCGGCAGGGCCGCCATGCGTTGCGCTATCTCGGCTAGGATGCGGGCATTGTCGTCCATCTTACCGTCCCTCCTATGCTTCCTCAAAGAGTGGGTCTAACCACGGCTCAACCTCGACAACGCACTCCCGCAACCGTTCCGCCAGTTCGGCGATTTCCCATTGGGCCCCGCGCCCTTTACGGCGCTTCGAGTAAAACTCCAGCAGCGCCCGTAAATTGCCCGACATGACAAGGTTCGTCGTTGCCGCGTTCGGCAAAACGAACCTTGCGTCCTCGGGCGGAATATCAAATTCTTTCCGCAACGTGTCATAAACGCCTTGGAGTTCGCGCATGGCGGCAAGATAGTAAGCACGCGCGCCGCCATGCTGCTCGACGCTTGGTGGTATCACGCACTCAAAACCACCAGTCTTGTCGTCAGTCCCAAACCGCACGTAGCGTTGGGACTGGACGGAAAAGCTGAAGTGCCGGTGCCGTGTAAGCTGAGCCAAGCAGCTGCGGCTAATACCTTCGATGGCGAAGACGAAGGAAACGTGCTCGAACGTGGATGTGTGCGGATGCGGCTTCTTGCGCGCAATCTGCCTTATTAAGCGATCAGCCTCGACACCGCCCTCACCGTCTGACGCTTCACGTTCGAAGTACTTGTCCCATTCAACGAATGGGATCTCGGACGGTTTGTTGGCCGAATAGCAAGTCCGGATGGCAGTAAACGTGATCAATTTTCCATCGTCTGGCGGAATGAAATAGGGATCGTTGTTGCATAACTCCACCAACAGCTCTCCCGAAATTTGCGTATGCGCGAGCAGCTTAACGTTCACTTAGCCCCCTCCCAGCGTGCCTTGTTGATCCTACCCCATTTTCCATGGCGCTCCTTCCGCACCCGCTCCACTAGATCACGTAGATACTTTCGATCTACAGGATCATCGCTCCAGGCATCCAAAAGCGCACCTGCATCATTTTCCCATGACGTTATCAGTACATTGGCGACCTCTTCGTAAAGCTCCTCAATCAACTGGTCGTTCGCCTCTCTCTCGTCCTTCACTGTGATTTCCCATGTCACAGTGAAATATTGGTCCCGTTCTCCGTGCCACTTAGCATTGAGCCAACGAATCTTCTCCAAACTTTCTCCCAACGCCTCTTTCACTGCCATTTCAACTCTCGCCATAATGTCAATTTGCGGTTTCATCATCATCACTTACCCCTCCCTACGCGCCTCCGTTATTTCTTCTCGTCCTTCTCTAAGTGCTTCACCGCCAGTGCTATCGTCACTTTGTAAGTTACAAGAGCGGCTGACAGAGCAAGGTTGGCGCCTATTAATATCCAGAGCACCGCAGAGAGCACGTCGATCATCTCAACCCCTCCCCGCGCGCCTTGGCGATGGCCTTCCTCGCTATTGACGCCAAAGTCTTTCTCCACTCTTTGCAATCCCAACGAAAACTTGGGGATTCGTAACCACACATATCGAGGAAATTTTCACCTTCAAGAGCAAATTCACAGACTTCGAGAAGCGTCATAACGGTTTGATCCGGTTCCAGATTTAGCGCCTTAGCAGCTTCTGCGTACCTGTGAAGGAGATCAAGACTTTCAAATTCGCGTTTTAACATGCGCTCATAGCGATTTCCTTTGTCCCACATAACAGCGACATACTGGTCTATATCGCTCCTGTGCCAAAGTTCAACGTTGTTTTCGAGCGCAGCCAACGCCAACGCCTTCGTGCGAATGTCGGTCATTGTTGCTCTCCTCCCTTCGCCTTGGCGATAGCGGTTTTCACCTGGTCGATGACTCGACATTTGAGGCACGTATACCCTGGCCCACACCAGCAATCCGCCTTTTCGAGTGCCCATAGCGCCGCCTCGGCCGCCGCCAGCAGGTCGGGGGCAGCGGCAATTAGACGGGCATTTGCTTTCTGCACCTCTCGCGTGGGGCGCGGATCTTCCTCGTCGCCGGGCCCAAGAGCCCTTGCAACATACACATCCCCACCGTCCCCAAATACATAGCCGCACTCGCATTCGCCATTGTGGCACGCTTTCCACGGCCCCGGCGTGTGTTTGACCGCCATCGTCCATCGCACCTCCCTACGAGCCTTTTCGGCGGCGCACAGCAGCACCCGCGCCATCCTTTCGGCCTCGATGAGGCATAGTTCAAACTCTACCTCGCCGCTCACGTGACTGACCAGCTGGATGATCCGCTGGCAGTCGTGGGAGCAAATCAGATACTCGGGCCATTTGCATTCGTCACGGCTTACCACCCGGGCATGGAACCCGCTTTGGAATCCTCCGACCCTCATCCACGTACCCCCGTGCTCCCGAACCCTCCGGCCCCGCGCTCGCTCGGCGGCAGCTCCTCCACCTCCACGAGCGTCACCCGCGACACCGCCTGGAACACCAGCTGGGCAATGCGGTCACCGCGGTGGACCGTGAACGGGGCCTGTCCAAGGTTGATCAGGATGACCCCGATCTCCCCGCGATAGTCAGCGTCGATGGTGCCCGGCGAATTGAGGCACGTGATGCCGTGCTTCAGCGCCAACCCGCTGCGGGGGCGTACCTGGGCCTCTAGGCCTTCGGGCATGGCGATGGCGATGCCCATCGGAATCAGCTTGCGCTCGCCGGGGTAAAGCGTCACCGGCTCCTTGATGGCGGCCCGCAGGTCGAAGCCGCTGGCGCCGGCGGTCATCGCCGCGGGGAGTGGCAAGTCGTCGTTGCCGGGTAGGCGTTTGATCTCGACTTTCAGCACGTCGATCACTCCTCCGATTCGCCTTTCTCTTTGCTTTTTCTCCATTCCATGTATTGCTTCACGTTCTGGAAAATCGTAGCGGATTTCATCATCTCGACCATGATTTCCTTTTCGGTAAGCGACGACCATTCATCGCAGACCTCACACGAGCCATAGGAATAGTACAGGCTGAGAACGCTGCCGTCGTCTAGCAGCACGTCAATGTCCACGTAACCGTCGAAGCTGGCAAAGTAGTTTTTACGCAAGACTGCTACGCCGCCAAAGAAGTTAACAATTTTCTCCAAGATATCCGAATATCGCGCATTGTCGACCTCTTTTGCGATGTTCAACATAGCTTCTCACTACCTTCCCGCATATCCTAACGCCTCCAAACGGCCCCAGAATCGTTTTTCGTACGCGGGGTATATCAAACTATTACCCCGCACCGAAAACGGCTGAGAGAGGCATTTCCGCGCGTTCTACGACGTTTCTAGCGTAACGATTAGTTCCCGCGTCTCTTTTGCTATCCGGAATCCTGTCACCCGCCTGTCACGCGGGTACCGCTCCAGCTGGCTNGCCAGGCTCCGCANNACNACNGCCATCGTGCNGGCNGTNTCGTGCTCGCCCAGCTTTACCTTGCACAAGCCGTCCGGTTGGTCTGTGGCGATGCGGGGGCGGCTGTCAGATTGCCTCCGCGCCACGATGCGCCACCCCCTCGTACTCCTCCAGGCCCTCGCGGATCACCTCCGGGTCAACGCCCGGCAACAGCCGGCACAGGTACGCGAACCGTTCGGTCGACGTGAGATAGTCCAGGTGGGGGCGGAACAGCTTGCACANCTCGTACACGAGCCACGGGGAGCGTTCCCCGTNNTGCAGCCGACGAATCAGCACGTCTGCGATCCCCGTCCTCATACCGCCTCACTCCTCCCGGTACCGCTCCAGATTGGCGAAGATGTTGTACTCCTTGAGGAACACCAGCTCCACCGTTCCCGTGGGCCCATTGCGCTGCTTGGCCACGATCACCTCGACGATGTTCTTGCGGTCCGTCTCCGGGTCGTAGTAGTCGTCGCGGTGCAGAAGTAGGATCACATCGGCATCCTGCTCAATCTGGCCGCTAGACCGAATGTCGGCCATCGTTGGCCGCTTGTCCGAACGGCGCTCGACTTCGCGGTTTAACTGGGACAGCGCGATCACCGGAATGTCCAGCTCGCGGGCCAGCCACTTNAGCCCTCGGCTCAGACGACCAACCGCCTGGGCCTCCGTCTCATCTCTCCGTTGTCGTGCGTTCATGAGCTGGAGGTAATCGACGATCACCAAGTCCAGGCCGCCCATCTTCTTTGCGCGCCGGCATTCGGCGATGAAGTACTCCAGCGTGATCGAGGACGAGTCGTCGACCATCAGGCTGTCGTCAAATAGGCTCAACGCCTGTGTGACACGTTCCCAGTGCTCCTCTTCGAGGTCGCCGGTGCGCAACCGCTGCAGCTCGACGTTGGCCAAGAACGCCACCATTCGATCGATGAGGTCAAGGTCGCGCATCTCCTGCGAGAAGATGCCGACGCGCTTTTCCCTCATGTGCCGCATGATGTTCAGCGCGATGTTCAGCGCGAACGCCGTTTTCCCTACGCTTGGCCGTGCTGCGATGACGATGAGATCGCCGCCCCGTAGACCGCACAACATTCGATCCAGGTCAGTAAACCCTGTCGGCAGCCCCTGCACCCCGCGGTTTTGCGCCCGCTGGTCAAGCATTTCGAGATACTGGTCGAACCGGCTTTTGACGGGACGGAGGCCCCGGCCGGCCATATCCACCGGCCGGGCTTCGATCATGGCCGCCTCCGTCGCCGCGATCAGCTCCTCCGCGGACTCATAACCCCGCTCGGCGATNCGTTGCAGCTGCGCCTCGTGGTGCTGGGCCANTCGCCGGACGGTGGCCGCCTCCTGCACCTTGCGAATGTAGTAGTCCAGGTTCGCCGTGGACGGCACCGCCG